CGTACGGCCATCCAACTCGCGGCCAGCGGCCTTCTTGCCGATGCGGCGCAGCACGGTCTGGCAGCCGTCGTCGTCGGCGTAGGCGGCCAGGGTGCCGGTCGCCGTGAACTTGCCCCAAATGACGCGGTTGATCTGGGTGTTGAGGTCGATGCTGCTGATCGAGTAGGTGCCGATCAGCGACCCCGTGCCGTCGTTGTACAGGTTGTACGTGACTGAGCCGGACGTGCCGGTGCCAAGGGTCCCGGTCACCTCTAGGCGCACGACGGTGCCGGTGGGGACGGCGGCCGACAGGTTGCCGCGGTAGGTGTTCGCCGACCCGGTCTGGACCTTCAGGATGCGGCCGGTGCTCAGGTTGATCTTGGTTGCTGCGCCGGTGGTGGCGTGGCCCAGCTCCATCCAGATGCTCTCCGACGACGGTGCGCCGCTGATGGTCCAGCGGATGCGGAAAGCGAACTGGCCGGTGGCGGTCGTCGGAAGCGTCCAGACGCGGTAGTTGGTGACGCCGGAGGCGGGCGTGGACAGATAGGAGAGCAGGCCACCGATCGGCGCCGTGGCGCTGAAAACGATCGAGCCACCGGCGCCAGCCGACACCGACGAGAATGCGGTGCCCGACGTGCCGCCCGAGTTGCCGGTTGTGACAGCGGTGCCGTTGCTGCCACCCTCGGCGGTGTTGTAGTAGCGGGTCACCGGTCAGCGCCCCCTCACCAGTCGACGTACGAGTTGGCGGTCGGGTAGGCGAAAGTCTTGGTGCTGCCGGACGTCTCGCGGACATACACCGGATCGCCATTGGCGGCCATCGGCGTAATGATTCGCGCGATCCCGCCGGTCTGGTACAGCATCGGCAGCGTGGATGCTGCGCTGGTCGCCTTCCGGTAATGGGCGTCGTAGATGGTGAGCACGCCCGCGGATTGCGTAATGACGCCGTTGGCGTTGGTGGGCACCATGTAGCCAAGGTCTGGGCCGTACATGATGACCCGCCCACCCTGAATGTCGATGACCGCACGGGTTGCCGGGTTACCCGCGGCACGGCCTTCGTAGACGCCACCGACGAAACGGATGGCCCGATCGACGCCGCCCGTCACGCGGACGCCCTGCCAGTCGTTCTCTGCCGTGATGTACGGGTACAGCACAAGGCACTTCTCCATGTAGTCAAACCACAGGATCGGCTTACCAGCGCCCGCGACGCTCGCCGGGCTGTTGCTGTTCAGGTACCACAGGAAGAAGCAGTCCGACCCGCCGATGCGGAACGGAGTGCCGGAGTAATTCAGCACCGTCCAGTGACCGGAAAACACGCCCTGTGTCGTGGTGAATTTCTGGGTGGTGTTCCCGAAGTCGTACAGGAAGCCGTCGAAGCTCAGCGAATGGAAATGCGCCGGGTAGATCGACTGGGTGGTGCCGTTGGTGTTGTGCCACCACTGTGACGATGAGTTACCCGAAAAGGCGATGTTGGCGAATCCGACGTCGGACAGGTCGCCGGACTGGACGAACAGCGACGACGTGCCGGTGCCGGTCGTGACAGACACCTTGTGGTTGACGTAGTTGCCAGAGTTGAGCTCCAGGTTCTTGACGCCATCCATGCCAATCGGGCCGATGGCGCGCATCCCCGAGAATGCGGCGATCGGGGTGGACAGCGGTCCGAACGTTCGGTCGGGGTACTGCATGACCGGCTTCCGGGTGGCGTTGCGGGCGTAATTCCAGCCCGCCACATGGATGGCGTCGTCGTCGGCTCCCGCGAACGACGGGTCATCGAAGTTGACGACTCCGCCAGTCCTGTCCCAGACTTTCGCGATCGCGGTCTCGATGCGGATCAGCTCGGCTGCGGTGATCGGCGTGCCGCCACCCGAACCGTCTGCCCAGGCTTTCGGGGTGAATGGCATTGACTAACCTCCTGAGTAGGTCGCGGATGACGGGTAGGTAGACGAGCCTGGGTAGAGCGCGGCGCCATTGAGCACAGCGGATACCGAATCGCTGATGCCCAGGGCGTCGGCGACAGCCTCGAAGATCCCTTGCACAGTCAGGACGGCGTCCGTGAGGCCGACCGGGTCGGTGATCGTCCGGACGCCGTCCATCTGCCACGAGGCGACGTCCGCGGCGGCGACACCATCGGCAACTGTCTCCGAGAGCGGAAGCCCCGAGACAGTGCCAATGGTGACCCGGATATCCCGGCCGGCCACCTCGGATCAGGCGCCCAGGAGGGTGTGCGTCCAGGTGACCGTCAGGGTGTCGCTGGCGCCCTTGGAGCCGATGCCGGACAGCAGAGCCCGGCTGATGGTGTTGGCCGCGGTGCTGGTGGCGTCCGCCAGGGTGTCGGTGACCAAGACCACTTCGGTGATCGGCGAGGCCGTGGTGGCCTTGCCTGCCGCGTACGTGACCTTGTGGGTCACGACGCCAGCCGCTGCGGTCGGGAAGCCGCCGTCATCGGCCTGGTGCGAGTTGGACAGGTAGGTGACCAGCGCCGCGCCGGCGCCCGACTTGGCCGGAGCGGTCGAGCCGGTGCCCAGCTTGAAGCCGGTGACCTGCGCCGGCAGCGAGGACGGCAGGGCCGCCCGTCCGGCGTAGTACTGGTCACCCACGGAGGTGATCAGGTTGTGGGTGACGCTGCGGGCCTTCAGCTCGCCATCGGGTCCGCGCAGCTCGGCGACGACCTCGCCGAAGATGCCGCCGTGGTCGGCCAGCTCGCGGCCTGCCGACATGGTCGCGGTGACGCCATCGGTGATGGCGCCGGAATCGTTGAGGGTCATGCGGGAGTCCTTTCGGGGACGAATGCCCCCACGGCGGGATTGCCGAGGGGGTTGTTTTTTTGGGGGCTGGGGTCAGTCGCTGCGGAAAGCGTTTGACAGGTCGACGGCCGTCCACTGGTGGCCCTTGTGGCGGCCTTCGCAGTGCCCTGCCCGCTCCACCCGCAGCGCGTCCTCAGAGCGCCGCCACGGGGTGCGCCACGAGCACAGCGGGCACGTCCAGCGCCACGCGGTCACCGGATCGCCTCGTGGAAGTGGAAGCTGTGCAGGGTGAGCACGGCCGGGTCAGGGTTGGCGCTGCGTCTGCACGGGTGGCCGTCGCGGTCGTTGGCCGCTTCGGTCTCGGTGTACCGGTCGGGAGTCTTGTGGCTGCACCACGGACAAACCCACCACCAGAGGCTCATGACAGGTCGCCACCCAAGGTCAGGACGACGCCGAGCCACTTATGGTCGGACAGGCCGCCAGGGTTGACTAGGGTCGCCTTGCCGACGCCGACCTTGCCGCGGACGAAGACGGCGTCGGGGGTTTGGGTGCCCGCCTTGTCCATCGAATCGACCTTCGCCGCGGCCCGCGTGTAGCCGGGCAGCTTCGGAGCATTGCGGGCGAAGTCGCCGGCGTACACGGTCGGCCACGTCCCGGCCAGCTTCGCGCCCTTCGCGATGTCGCTGTCCTTCTGGGCGTTGGTGGCGACCGAACCGGGTCGGGTGTGAGTGCTGATGACGTCCACGCCGAGACCGCTCTTGCGGTGGGTGAGCGGTGCACAGACAGCGCCGTGACCGAAGGCCGTCCCGTAGCTGGTGGTCCGGCTGGACTTGTTCGAGAAGATCGAGTCGTCCCACATGACACAGACGCTCTTCTCGCTGAGCGTCCACACCTTCCAGACATGCCCCGTGAGCCGCTTCAGCTCGGCCAGCATCACGCCGCGGCCAGCCTTGCTGGTCTCGGACAAGCACAGGACGGACCATCCCTGCTTGGCGAAGATGGCGGCGCGGGCCTTCCATGCCGCCTCGGTTTTGGTGCCGTCGTAGCTCTGGCAGTTGGCGACACCCAGCTTGAAAGTGGCCGATGGCACCGGCTCGGGTTCCGGCTCGGGGTCGGGGTCGGGGTCGGGGGTGGGTGCCGGTTCGGCAGTCAGTGCGGCAAGGGTGGCCGGGCCGACGATGCCGTCCACCGTGAGCCCTGCCTTGGTTTGCAGGTCACGCACGGCGGCATCCACAGCCGGGCCAAACAGTCCGTCGTTGGTGAGCTTGTAGCCCTTGCTTTGCAGGGTTTTGATCAGGGCTGACACGTCCGTGCCGCTGTCGTTGCCGTCCTTGGACAGCAGCCGGTCGCCCAGCTTGTACGGCTTCGAGCCGGGAGGGCCATACGGGGCGGCCAGGAAGGCTTTCACCAGGCTGCGCAGCTTCCCTGCGTCCAGGATCGGATCGCCCGGCTTGCGGCGGGTCAGTTCCTTGTGGGTGATGACCCGTGGCGCGTTGGAGACCTTCCATCCGCTGGCGACGTGCAGCGCGGCACACAATGCGACGGTGGCGCCCTGCATCCACTCGTCCCACTCGGGGGTGGCCCGGTTGTTGTCGACCTCAATGCCGAAGCTGAGCCGGTTCGCGGAGAAGGTGGACGAGTCGGGACCCGGTTTCATCGTGCCGGTCAGGGGTGCGTTCCCGGCACGCATCCGGGCGTAGTCGGCGCGGTCGCTCATGCCAGCATGAGAGGCGCCACCGGCGGCAATGATGCGGATGTGGTGATCCTTGGTGACGTGCGCGTTGCACAGCACGACCAGTGCGGCTCGGTCGGTCGGATTCACCATGTAGCTGGTGGAGACGGGGCCGGCTCCGGTGTGGTGCACGGTGACCGATTCCCACACCAGCGTCGCCTGCCGGTTGTGGCGGGACCGCCAGCCGCTGTACAACTCAGCGGTCCAGCCCCACGCGGCAAGCTGTTTGACGACCCTCTCGACCGTCGCGGCGTTGGTGTCGATTGCGGTCACAGCTCGTCGCCATCCACAGGCGTCACGGTGGCGACGCCCTCGCCCGGGTCGCGCAGGTTGGCGCGTGCCAGGGTGGAAATGATCGTCAGCAGCGCACTGACGCCAGCGGTCACCACGGCGATTTGCTCGGGGGTCAGGTGCAGCGCGACGCTGGCCGCCGCAATGACGCCACCGAGCGCACCGACGATGACGCCGACCACCTGCAACCAGCCACGGACAGGCTTGGGGATCGGGTTCGTGTCGTCCATGATTTGCTCCTTGCATGCGAAAGCCCCGCGTATCAGCGGGGCTCGGGTTGTCCTCTTGTGCTTTGGAGGCGGGGTCGATACCAGCGATCCCGACTCCCCTATATGCCTGCCGGACGGGGTGGTGGGGGCGGCGGCTTCTTCGACCAGATGTGCTGCTCGAGCACGTCGATGTGGTCACCGGCCGCCCGCTTCACCAGCGCATCCTGCTCGCGCGCCGCCCACAGGTCCGTCTGCCCGGCCTCTAGGGTCTTGACCCGCTCCAGCAGGAGCCGGCTGAACTCGACCTGACTGGACTGCTCGGTGGCTCGCCGTCCGATGCGGGCGGTGTAGATGACGCCCGCCAGGGAAAACACGGCCACCACCAGCGTCCCCACCACGGACCAGATGATTTGCTCGGTCGTCATCTGCGCCTCCCGGTCAGGGGTGCGCGGACGTCGGCCGGGATGTGGGCCAACAGCACCACGAAAGCCACCATCAGCAGGTAGAAGCAGGCCGACAGCCAGCCGCGAGGGTCACCGGGAGGCGGGCCGGGGAACACGTCCATCAGCCAGCCCCACAGGTACGACAGGCCGTAGACGAGCGGCGGCAGGGCCAGGACACCCAGCCCCCAATGGGAGCGGTGGTCGGATGGGGCCAGGACGACGGCGACCAGGGCGGGAATCCACCACAGCGCCACCCGCACCACGGCGGGGATGGTCAGGTGCCACACCGAGGGTGGCGGGGAGTCCAGCGGGGACACGACAGCGCCGAGCCCCACCAGACCCCAGATCGCAGCGGCGAGGATCATGCCCTGGCCGCGGACGCCGATGTGTCGGCGGAGGATGGTACGCACGGGGGTGGGTTGGATGCCGTCACTCAGCCGGGGCAATGCCCCAGAGTGCACGGCCGTAGACCTCACCGGCGTACATCGCATCCCACGTCCAGTAGCGGCAGGCGACGATCTGCACCATGAAGTCCCGCAGCGCGTCCAGGTCGTCGGCGGTCACACCCGAGGGGGTCCACGCCTCCAGGTCGGCCTGTAGCGCGCCCATGTCGAGCGGCCGCTTCCCGGACGTCTCCGCCTCGACTGTCGCGTAATCCGCTCCCGCCTTCAGTTTCGCGATGCGGAAAGATTCGATGGCGCCGGGGATCAGCTCGGCGTACTCGTTGCGCACGTCCCGCACCTGAAGCACTGCGCGGTACTCGTCCGACAGCTCGCCGTCACGCCACGGCCGCGACGTCCAGGTCTGCACCGGGAGGCCGTCGACGACCTCGACGCCCGAGTCCCACGTGGCCGCCTCAGTGTCCATCGGCCGGGCGGTCGGGGTGACCTCCGACCAGCCTTCCAGCGGCGAGTCCAAGCTCACCGAAACGACCTGTCCGTCAACTACCTGCGCCCACATGTGGGGCTCCTTTCCTGGGGGTCAGATGCGGCCGAGTGCGATCCACGCGACCGTCGTAGAGGCTGTGCTCGCGCGCGTCACCCAGACGCGGCAACCGTCCGCCTCGACCTCGGTGGCTGCGGTGCCGAGCACCAGCGAGCCGGGCACCGTGGAGACGGAGCAGGTCACCACGACCGGCGTGGCGGAGAACGGAGTCGGGAACGTGACCGTGCCGGAGGTTGGCGTGTTCGCCACGGGGGTGATGCTGCGCGTACCGACCTGCGCAACCATGCCGCCTTGGTTCAGCCTCGCAGCGGAGGCCGGCTGGCCGGTGACGAAAAGGTCGGGGAGCGCCCACGCCTGCCACGCCACGTAGGTGCCTGCCGTGTTGGTGCGGTACACCATCAGGTCGAAGCCGTTCACGGTCCTGTTGATCGCGGACACGCCCTTGAGGCTGGTACCCGAGACTGCGGACTGAGCAGCGACAACCACCCGCGGGATGGTGGCGAACGGGGTCGGAAACTTGACGTAGACGCTGGTCGGCGTGTTCGCCACTGGGATGACGCGGGCGACTCCCGCCAGCGTCGGGGCGGCGATGATCTGGTCGAGCTTGACCTTCGTGCCGACCTCGCCATCGGTGAACGTGTAGGCCACGTCAGTTAACCGCCGCGATCCACAGGATGGCTGAGTCGGTGGTGTTGGTCCGGTAAATCCACGCCGTGAATCCGGTTGTGGTGACGCTCGACACGGACACCTCTTTCACCTCGGAGCCGGGGGATGCCGAACTCGCAGAGGCCACCACGACAGGCGTCGTGGCGAACGCGGTCGGGAAGGTAACGGCGACGCTCGTCGGCGTGTTGGCGACGGGGGTAACGAAGACCGTGCCGGTCTGCATCTGGCCGCCGGGAAAGCCGCGAGCATTCAGGTTCGCGGCGTTGATCTCGTCGCCCGCCTTCCACTGCCCAGCGACAGGAGAGGCGAGCGGGCCGGCCAGATAGCCAGCGCCGACAACACCACGGGTCGAATCCCCGACGATGAACAGCCGGTCGCGCGTGTCGGACTCCAGCGCCAACTGGATACTCCACGCACCCTCCGCCACGGTCTCAGTGATCTGCATCACCGTGGCCGACTGCGACGTGGCCGGAAGCTGCGACGGCAGGCCGGGGACCGTCAGCGTGTCCGCCGGAGCCATCAGGGCCAACGGATACATGTCGGCATCCGGGATCGTGAGCAGGTCGTAGCTGGCGGCACGGAAAGCGGGCGCCCCATCGGAAGCGCTCAGGGTCCAGTCGGCCACCGAGCGGCCCACGTCACCCGGCAGCGCACCCGGCAGGGATGCGGACGACCGATAGACGGCTGTCTCCGACACGGTGTAGGTGGTGCCGTCCGGCCACGTCATGGTCACGTCCGTCACGTCACCGTCAGGCTCTGACGCCCACTCGAGCTGGGGGTCGATCAGGCCGCCGGTTGCTGTCACCGTCGTCGGGGTCGCGTCGAAAGCCACCACCTGCACGCCGCCGGAACCGTCGCAGAAGATGCGGGCCAGGGATCCGGTCGCGTAGTTGTTGATGACGTCCAGGGCGGTCGGGCCGTCCGTCTGCTGGAGCGCCACCGGCTGATCGGTGCCGGACGTGGTGACCGTGATCGTCCCCAGCCCGGCCCACGTCAATACCTGCGCGATGGCGGTGGACATGGTGCGCATGCTCGTCGGGCCGGTCAGAATCTCGGCGGTCGCACCGGACGGGTATGCACCAGCCCAGAAGGCCAGATGCTTCACCTCGCCGGAGAACAGCCGGGCACGTCCGGACTCGACGGCGAACGCGGACCCCACGCTGACGAGCGAGTCCTTCATGGTGGTGGAGCCGTGCCGCGTGCCAGTCGTGGACGAACTGCCGAGCTTCACGGTCGTGGAGGTGACCGTCATCGTCTCAATGCCGGGAGACCACGCGCTCGAAGATTTGGACAGTACGTAGTCGATCGGGTCGCCGTTGGAGTCGAGCTTGGTCTCGATCGCGGACAGCTTTTTGGTGGACGTGTCGTACCAGATACCCAGCGAGTAGGAGTCGGTGCCGACCTGGCACACGTAGCCATCCTTCGCGGCGGGGGAAATCCACACCGACAGCGACCACGAGGCGGGCAGGTCGAAACCCTCACCGCTCTGGAAGTAGGCGCCGTTGGAGTCGTTGGCCGGGCTGAACAGCAGTCCCGCGTTCGTGTCGGTCGGTAGCGTCGTACCCGCGCCCGGATCACCACCCGTGCCGCGGACCTGCTTGTCCAGGGTGGGCCGGGCGTAACTGGACTGGTCAGCCAACGACACCACACCATCCGTCAGCGGGTAGTAGGCCAGCGGGCTCCGTGCCGCCACCGACTCAACCGCCACCGACCGCAACGGCTTGAGGGCAGCCATGCCGAACAGGTCGATGGTGGACCACGTGGACAGGCACACCTGCCCCTGCTCGTCGCCGAAGCTCAGCGGCTCAGCGGTCAGGTAGCCGTAATGCCGTGCCCGCCACGCGCTGTTGATGTAGGCCGAGATTCGCACGGGACGATAGCGGGTCAGGTAGGGCACCTTGCGCGGCGTAATGCCGCCGTCGGAGTTGTCAAGCACCAGCGACGCAGTGCCGATCAGCGTGTTTCCGCCGTCCGCCATGCCCCGCACCATCTGCACCGGACCGCCCGAGTCGCCCCACGGCACCCGGCTGGACACGTCGATCCACGAGCCGTTGACCAGATGCTCAACCTTCATCTGAGGGACACCCGACACGCGGGATCACCCCCTCTGGAACTGGAGCTTGCCGCCTGCACCGCGGGACTTCATCAGTTGCACCAGCGCCTTCTCAGCCTCAGCCGCCCACGCATTCGGCGCGCCGGCTGGGGCGGTCAGGGTGATGTAGTTGTTGGTCGTCGCAGTGTTCGACGTGCTGCCGCCACGCATCGCGTTCTGCAACTGGAACTGGTTGTTGATGTGGCCGTTCGAGCCGGGCCAGAAAAGCTCCGGGCCGTTCTCGCCCACCCAGTACGGGTTACCCTTGCGGACCCCGCCACCGAGAGCGACCGCCCGCACGGACAGGCCGCCAGCGAACGGCACGGCGCGAATCGTGCTGATGCCCGTCTTGTACACGTTCATCGCGATGTTGTATTGCTTCTTCAGGCTGTCAAGCTTCCGCTTCAGGTTCACCACGGCGCGGTCGTCGCCCTTGGCTTTCGCCTCCACGATTTTGCCCTTGATCGAGTTGATCTTGCCCTTCAGGTCATCGACCCGCTTCTTCGCCGGGTTCGTGTTTACTACCGGATCGGGAATGTCCTTGATGCTGTCGGCCGCCTTCGTGGCGCCGTCCGCCACCCCACGTAGGCCCTTCGCGGCATCCTTCGCCCAGCCGAAGCCCTTGACGTTGCCAAGGGCATCGAGCATGTTGGCGAGGCCGCCGATGACCCACGCGAAGCCCTTCACGATGCCACGCAGAGCCGGGGCCAGCGCGTTGTTCCACAGCCACCGGGCCACAGCGCCGATCGCGTTGAAAGCCGCATTCACCCCGTTGCGGAACCATTCGACGTTCTGATACGCGTAGATCAGGCCGCCGACCAGTGCACCAATGGCGACCACGATCAGCACGAACGGATTCAGCGCCATCACCGCGTTGAGCGCCATGAAAGCCGCCGCCACGATGCCGATGCCCATCGCCAGCGGACCGAGCCAGGAAACGTTCTGGCTGATCCAGTCGATGACCTGGCTGCCGATATCCACGATCCTGGTCATGACCGGGGCGAGCTTCTCCCCGATTGCCGCCGAGGCGTCCTCGAACTTGGCCTTCTGGGTCTTCATCACGTTCGACGTGGAGTTAGCCGTCCGTGCGAAGTCGCCCTGTGCATCCTTGGTCTGCTCAAGGATCATCTTCTGCGCGGCGAGCGCCTTTTGCTGCGGAGTCAGCGCCTCTTTCGTGGTCTTGATCAGGCCCATCTTCAGCGCCGTCTGCCGCATGCCAGCGTCGTCCAGCATCACGCCATAGGCCCGGATCGGCTCAGTCTCGCCACGCAGCGCGGCACCCACAGCCTCGATGGCCTGCTCCGGTGACGTGCCCTTGAATGACGCCATGTCGCCCGCGACGCTGGTCATCTGGGTCGAGAAGTCAGCCAGATCCTTGCCGCTCTTGCCGGCCGCCTTGCCGTAGGTGCCGAACACGTTCGCCGCGTTGATGACCTGCTGCTTGCTCATGCCCAGCTTGGCGTTCGCCGTCTCGGACTGCTTGATGATGGCGCCCATGTTCTTGCCGAACACCACCGACGCCGCCGCCGTGGAGTCCTCCAGTTCGGCGTAGGCGTCCACCGACGTGCGGCCGAAATCCACGATGGCATCGGCGGCACCCATCACCACGTCGGCGCCGAGCGCGCCCTTCATCATGTCGCCGGCACCCTTGGCCTTGGTGCCGACATCCTCGACGGACTTACCGGCACCCTTCATCGTCTTCGACAGGGAGCGGTCCTCACCCATCAGGACAGCCTTGAGGGTCACGTCAGCCATGCTTGGATGCCTCCCTCTGCTGCTTCAGGATGGCCTCGGAGCCCGCCACGTACTGGAGCCACAACCACACCGGCAGGCCCCACACCTCGGACCACTGGACACGGAAATGCAGGGTGACAACCGCCAGCCATTCGCGGACGTGCGCCTCGATGTCGTTGGGAATACTCAGTGCTTGCGCTTGTGCTTGCGCTTGCGAGGAGCCTGCCGGGCGTGCCCGGACTGGCCGGTGCGTGCTTTTGGGCTGGCCACCGCCTGCCGGTCGGACGGCTCCCTGATCCAGTCGATGCTGTCCAGCTTCACATCGATGGCCTTCATCAGCGTCACGTCCTCACCGGCCAGAGTCAGGGTCGCCCACAGCGTCAGGCAGGTCAGGAACATCGCCTCGGGGTGACGCACCTTCTCGTCCGTCGGCAGGTTGCCCCACTTGCCGAGCACGTCCCGCACGTCCTCCATGGTCCGCACCGACGTGATGCCGTCGAACGCGCCCGAGCCGAGTTCGTGCTGAAGTTGCGCCGCGTGCTTCAGGGTCAGGTCATCCAGGTTGCGCACCGGGTATCGCTTCTCGCCGTATTGCAGCAACATCAGCCCAGCTCCCCCATGATCGTCTCGACCTCTTTCGCCACGCCCTCGCGCAGCTTGTCGGCGCGCTTCTCGATGGCCTCGGTGAACGTGCCCGCCGGGATCGCCTGCTCGACCCACGGCGGACGGCCGAACGTCGGATGCCGCAGGTTGCCCTGGTCCATCAGGCCGATCTGCGGCCCGGCTTTCTTGCCCAGCACGAGCCGCACGCCGGTCGCTGTCTGGCTCACGGTCGGACGGGCACCCTTCGCCACCACATGCTCACCGAGGCCACCGGGTAGGCCCTCAGCGCCCTCGGAGACAATGCCCGGACCTTCGACCAGGGCAACCTTGCGGATGCGCGCGCGGAGGCGCGTCTTCAGCTTCCGGTCCACCGTCTTGAGCTTCGCCGCGAACGCCTTGAACTCGTCCGCGTTGATGGAAGTGGGCACGTCTAGAGGTTGGTGTCCGAAGTTCTCGTGACAATCCACATCGGCTGAGCGGCGGACAGGTTGTCCAGGCCGGTCAGTTTGATGGCTTGCGACGCGATGGTGTCCGGGCCACCGGTCGGCAGGTCGCCATCCGGCTTCAGAGCGGGAATCGCGATCTGCATCGTCTCGTTGCCGCTGGACAGCGCGCCGCCGACCAGCGAAACCACGAGGGTCAGCTCGGAGTCGGCCTCGATCGCGTCCCACCAGGTGTTGTCCTGGTACTCCACGTTCAGTTCGACGGTGGGCTGACGGGTGCCCGGCAGTTGCCGATCCTTCAGTCCGGCGCCGTTCATGAAGAACCGGTCCGCGATCACCTGGTTCGCCACCGACACCTTGAAGTCCTTCACCGCCGCGAGCGGGGTGAGCGCCGAGGCGAGCGCCGTGCTCGTGGGAGCGGTGAACGTGCCCGAGTAGATCGTGGCGTCCTCAACGGTGAACAGGTTGCCGCCGGAGGCGTACGAAGGAGTGGTGAGCGACGTGGCCGTCGTCCAGTCCCGCGCATCCCAGGTCGCCTTCAGGATGGCGATGTCACCGACTGCGCCGCCGATCTCGAACGCCGACACGGTGCAGCCCTTGTACGTCATCGGCCGGATCGTGCCGTCGAAGCTCGGCACGCCGTACTGGATCGTGTGTGACGGCAGAGCATCGGCGAAGACGTGCACCTGCTGGTAGGTCGCACCGCTGACCACGGTGGAAGTGCCCGACCCCATGCACGCCTCGATCAGCATCCCGAGACCCTTGGAGAACGCCTCCACAGTCAGGTCACCGGATGCCTGCCGGGTCGTCATCACGCGGCGAGCGGAGCGGGCGACGCGAGAGCCGACGCGCATGCCCGCACCCTGCTTCACGCCGCGGTCGATGGTCGGGATCGTCGCCTCGGTGATCTCCAGCCAGCGGGTCGGCGTCACAGCCGTGCCGAACGTGGACTCCTTGCCGATGCCGCACGACCAGTCCTGAAAGTTGCCCATGTCAGCCCTCCACCTTCCCGGCCTTGACCGGCTCGAAGTTGCCCGTGCTCACCAGCTCTTCGCCCTGCTCCGCGGTCACCTCGACCACCTCGCCGGACGCCACGTCACGACGCAGCAGGACCACATACAGGTCACCCAGCGGCGACACGTTCTTGACTTTCATTCCGGCTCCTAGATGCGGGTGCGGCAGGTGATGACGGCGGTGATCTCCCCGATGCGGCCACGTGCGTAGCCGTCCGGGTCGGGGGTCTTGTATTCGGCCAGCTCATGGCTGGACACGATGGCGTCACGGCAGACGCCGCCCAAGGTCTGGTGGTCGCGGTCACGGAAGTGCTCCACGAGGACGTCGAGCATGTCGTACGGGGCCTCGGTGGCTTTCTGCTGGGCGTCGTCCCATGACTCGCCATCACCGGCAGCGGCACACGACAGGACGACGGTCAGGTTAGCGGTCTCCTCGACGGCACGCCGGGGGCCTCCGACTGTGGGCCGGTCATGCTCCACCTGCGCACCGAGCACCGAAGCGACCTTGTCGGCCAGGTTCTGCGGCGGGCCGTAGGTGATGACGGCGTCCGGGTACAGGTCGCGCAGCAGGTCACGCAGGGCCAGCTTCAGCGCGGGGACGGCGCTCACGCGAAGCCACCCAGGTCGGCATAGGGAGCGGCGAGCTGCATGGCGCGGGCCGGGACAGCGAAGCCGACGGGGGTGGACGCGCCAGGCTCGGAACGCACCACAGAACCGGACGCCAGACCCTGCTTGTCCGCGTTCCACAGTTGCGCCAGGACGATGCGGGCAGACAAGACGACCGGGGCAGCGACAGGGAGCGCGGCGGCCGTGATGGTCACCTCAGCGCCAGAGGTGTATGCCGTGTCGGTGATGGTCAGCACGCCAGCGACGAACGTCCAGCCGGTGAGGGTGGTGGTGCCCGTCTTGACAGTGAGGGTGGCCGTTGTCCAGGGGGTGGTGATCGGGGATGCTGCGGAGGTCGTCCACGTCTCGGTGTAGTCGGCCCAGCGGCGGCGCAGGACAAGCGATTCCATCACCTGCGTGGTCGCCGGGATATAGACGGCGGACAGCTCGACGTCGCGGTCGGGGTTCTGGCCGTCCTTCCAGCCCAGCGCCGAACGGGCCTGAGCGAGCGTCAGAATGTCGGCCACAGTCAGCCCTTGCGGCGGCGCCGAGTCGGCGCGACGGCCGTCTCGACCTCGGGCAGGACGGCGACGGCTCGTGCCAGACCGGCGTTCAGCATGTCCACGGCCTCGGCGCCCGGCAGGTCCACCTCTTCGCCACGCGCAGGCCAGTCCACACCATTGCGGGTGCCGCTGATTCTGACAGCCATGACAACCTTCATCAGGGGGTCCTCTCGATCAGGCAGGAGGGATTCGGGGTGACGGGAACGACCCGCCACCCCGCTTTCCTTCAGGTCAGCTCGCCCCGCCGACGAACACCTTCACGGCGCCGGTCTGGTCGACCAGCAGGCCGTCACCGCGGACGACGGCCTTGAAGGTGATCTGGTCGGTGTTGAAGGCGAAGTCGGTGGACCGCTCGAACCGGACGCCGCCGGCCAGCCGGACGAAGTACCGGCTGATGTCGCCGAACACGACCGACTTGGCATTGAGGCCAACGGCGGCAATGTTCGGGTCGGTGTAGACGGCCTTGCCCAGCAGGGTGTCAGGAACACCCAGCGTCAGCGCAGGCTGCCACAGGTACTGGTTCGTGGTGTCCTTCAGCTTCCGGACGTTCGCCATGGTCGCATCACGCATGATCCACGCGCACGACGGGGACTTGCGGTACGGAGCGATGACCGACCAATACAGGTCGATCAGGTTGTCGGCAGTGAACGCGCCAGCCACAGACGTGGCACCGGTCACGCCGGTGGATGCAGTCTGCACGATGCCGGACGGCTTGCTGGAACCGTTGCCAACCGCCAGGTCGGCGCCGAGCGCGTTGCCGACCGCCCAGCCGCACTGGCGAGCCAGGAAGCCCTCCAGGTCCACGCCGGTGTCGTCCACCAACTCGCGGGGAGCCTGCACGATCACGCCGTACTTGTAGGCAACCAGGGAGCGCTTGCCGAACGCCGGATCGGACTCGCTGATCGCCGTGTTCTCAGCGGTCAGCGTGCCGGACGAGTAGGAGGTCGTGATCGGGATGTCGATCGTCTCACCCGAGCTGGTCTCCAGCACGGTCGGGCCGGCCGACAGGATCGCGCTCATGTCGATCATGTGCTCGACCAGCTGGCCGTAGAAGGTGGTCGGAACCGTGTTGCCGCCGGCGGTGGCGCTGCCCTTGGACAGGTCGCGGAACTTCACGTCCGGGTCGATGGTGATCGACGGCCGCTCGCCGCGCAGGAACGAGCGAATCTCTGCGCCCACCTTGTCCTGCTCGGTGTCCCTGCGCTCCTGACGACGGCCCGCGATGGCAGCCTCGGCATCGGCGACGGCGGCAGCGCGCTGCTCGGCCTCGGTGATGTCGGTGATCTTGGCGTCATAGGCGCGGATGTCCTCGTTCGCCTTGGTCCAGTTGGTGTCCTCTTCGGCGGTCAGCTCGCGCTTCTCGGCCTCGGCGGTCGCCAGGATCCCCTTCATCTGCTCCCAGATGTTGGCCCGCTTCTCCAGCAGGGCCTTGGTGATTGCGTCGCTCATGATGTTTTCTCCTTTGTGGTCGGGCGACTTGAATGGGGTGTTTCGAGGTGGGTTTCGCCCGGCCTCAGAGAGAAAGCCCAAGCTCGATTGCCAGGGCTTCCAGTTGCCGCTTGCGGAGTCCGAGAGGGTGGGTTTCGCCCGGCCCCTCATAGTCCGTTTCCGCTCCCGCCAGCAGTGCGGCGAGTGCGTTCGATTCGGCCGCGGCACGGACCGAATCGAAGTCGAGAGAGCGACACGCAGCCAGGGACCGCAGCCCGCTGGACGTGTCGAGATAGGCGGGGGTCACCACAGGCGCCGTGTCCACCAGTTGAATCGCCGTCAGAGTGCGCATCGGGAACCCGCGGTCGGTGAATCCCCATTCGTCCTCGATGGTGCGGAACGCGAACGACGAATAGCACACGTCGTGGCGCTCAGCCAGGACGGCGAGGTCGCGGGCATAGCTGGTATCCGGAAGGTCAACCTCGTACTGGAGCCCTTCCTCGTCCGGCATCAGCCGCAGTGTCCCGGCGGAGGTGCGGCCCAGCAGGTAGCGGTCGTCGTGCTGGTAGCGGCACACCACGTCGCCGCCGTCACGCAGCGTCTTGGTGAGCGCGCCGTGGGCGATCTGCTCCACGTAGCCGCCCAGGTTCTGGCTCAGCTTGTTGTACCGCAGCGCGTAGCCGCCGAGCTTGACCCCGCCGTCTGCATCCTTGCGCAGCTCGACAGCGGCCGAGAGGTAGCGAGTCTCAACGTCCTTCATCGGTGGTTCCCTTCTGGATCAGCGCCAGCGGCGCGTAGGACTGGCCCTGGCCATTAGGCAGCGGAGGCAAGTCCTCCAGGTCCCGCAGTTCGTCAAGGTTGCGCAAGCCGATGTCGCGGGCCGTCCGATAGCTGCTGTACCGGGTCATGGTGTCCACACGGATCAGCGCGTCGGCGTTGAACTTCAGGTACTGCGGGCGGGGCAGCAGCTTGCGGGATAGTGCGTCCTCAATGCGCTTCAGCAACGGCCGGATGGTGAACGTCAGGAACTTGATGGTGTTCTGCTCGACCGTCGAATATGTGAGGCTGTTGCCCGTCTCGCCGCCGATCATCTCGGGCGGGATGTTGTAGATCGCGGCAATCTGGGTCGCGTTCGCCTTGATCGAATCAAGGAATGCCACGTCACCGGCAGGCAGCGACAGGACGTTGAAATCCCAGTCCTTGCCGTGCACGAACGGCTTACCGTTGCGGATACGCTCTGCTGCCCGATCGGACAGCACCTCGGCCTGCGCCGGGTCGAGCGTCTGCATGTTGTTCTTCAGCGTCGATCCGGGGATGGCACGCGACTTGGACCACGCCCGGTTGGCCGCCTGCGCCTCACGTGACGCCCCGAAGGACTCCGCGAAATACTGCACCCGCGACAGGCCCAGCGCCTTTCCGGGCCGCACCATCGCCGGTATGTACAGGAACTCTTCCGGGTCGATCGGGCGGCCGTCGAGCCAGTACTTAACCTGGCCGCCGACGATGTCGCCGGCCAGCCGCTGCGGGTTGATCCACGTGCAGGCGGATGGCCACGGGTTGCGCTCGGTGAGCAGGCCGACCGCGCCGTGATTCGTCAGCATCGACACCACGCACCGCTGTATCCAGTCGATTGGCATCGACCCGTCCGCGGGCTTGTCGATCACATTCGTGAGCCCCATTGCGCGCTGAGAACCATCGGACGCACGGGTGAACTGATGCAGCGGCAAGGTGGCGCAGGTCTCGCTGATGATGTTGATCGCGGCGAACGCGGGCACCACTGACAGCAGCCCATCGGCGTCCATCCGCACCGAATCAGACCCGATCCACGGGAAGTCGTCAGCGCTGAGGGCACGCGTCTCTGTGCGGCGGAGCAAGCTCATGCGGTCCTCCGGTCAACCAGCCACGAGGCCGCCAGAAGACCGACACCGGCCACAGCCAGCGCGCCCGGCAGGCTCCACGCCGCCACCAGCACCGCGGCGGCAGCCACCAGCAACAGCAAGCCGGCCAGGTCGAGAAGGGTGGTGATCATCGGACGCATGCCGCCACACCCCCTCAGAGAATCGACTTCATCACGTCGTATTGGTTGGACGCCTCACGCACAGCCCAGACGGCCGCCTTCACAGCGTCCGAACGTTCCTTCGACACGACCCGGACGCCATCGGTGGACTCGGTGACCCGCAGCGCCAGCGCCTGCTCGGTCAGAATCCCCGACCGCGCATGCTTGAATCCGTGCTCCTTGATCGACACGGCGAACGCCGCAACGGAGAGCTTCAGCGACTCCGAGGTGGGCTCGACCCGGACACCCTCATCCGACCAGGCCGGATGAGCTGCCAACGACGAGCCGCCCTTCACGATCCCGGCACACCGGTACGACGCCACAAGAGCGGCCGCCGACACCACGTCAGGCACCTCAGCCACCGACACCACCACGCCCGCGTCGCCATCCCAGGCACGCGCGACAGCCACGCCATCATCGAACCAACCCTCGACCGCCACCACATCTGGCCGCTCGTCGGGAGCATCGGCCACCATCGCCGACCACACCTCGCGGTCAACGACAGGCCGGCCGATCTGGCGCGGCTCGCGAATCCGCCAGATGTTCAGGTACTGCGCCTCGAAACCCTTCATCGGGTCCGGGTCATCCGCCTCCGGATCGACCTCGCCCGAGAGAGCTTTCTTGTACTTGGCTGCAATCAGCCTGCGCCGGTCCTCTGTCCAGTGCGGCGAAGCAGCACGCCAGGTCGCCGGGTCGGCAGGGTCGGAACCCATCTTCGCCGCCCACAACAGCAGCAGCGTGTCCGGGTCCTCCAGCGACATTGCCGCTGTCAACTCCGACCGCATCAACGACGTGGCCCGCCGGTGAGCGGTCGATGTCAGGACGACCTGCGGGTTGCACCGCTCCAAGGTCGCCGGGTCGATACCCTCAGACACCGTGTCCGGCTTCACATTCCACGACTCGTCCACCATGCCGAGACACACGTCGTAGCCGTAGACCGCATCCTGCGCGCGCACCAACCAGCGGTCACCGGCGGGGCTCTCCACGGCCTCCTTGCCGTTCGCTCGCGTCACCGTCCAGTCGTACTCCTCAGCCCAGCGCCACGCGCCACGCTGAATCTCACGACAGATCGCGATGTCGCTACCGGTGTGGATGACCGTCTGCACCTCGGCGAACGGGACGAACGAACCGAACTCGGTGAGAAGCTCCTTCTCGGCGTACTCCATCCGCCACAACGCACCGCCGCGCAAGCCAACCGACTTGCCGGCGCGACGCGGGGCGGACTCGATCTTCTTCCGCCAGCACAGCGACCCATCGGCGCGATGCTCCAACTGCCGCACCAGTGACAGCCGCTGCCACCAGCGCAGAGTCTTTCGCTCCACACGCTCAATCCACGGGATCGCCAACCAGCCGTACGAGCCGACAGCATCATCCGGGACCGGCGTCATCATCAGCGGCGGCGCAGCGTCCTCGGGCACGTCCGCCAGAGGTGCCAGCCAGTCGAACTGGCGCAGGTAGTCCGGGTTCCAGACGATCATGGGGGAGCTGGGCTGATGTTGCTGCAATACGGCGAGAAGCGATACCCGGTGCGCAACCTGGATGACCTGACCCTGAAGCACGCGGCGCAACTTCAGCACGAACTCGGCTCG